TGACTAAAACATTTTACATAACTTACTGGGCTTCTAAACATAAGAAGCACATAACAAGACAAGGCAAACATGATGAGAAATCTCGTTATGGAGTTGCAAAAAATGGTACTGCGTATTATGTCTATTATGACTTAGACGCACATGGATATCGTACTGCAAGTGGCAGTTGGAAAGTGAGGCATTAATTATGTCGGACTATAATTGGTGCCATGGTCCAAAGTGCCATACACATAAAACACAGGATAGAATACGAGGTGTTAAAGGTTCAAAGGTTTTGAGGACCAAAAAGATCGCTCAAACTCATTGGAACAAGAACAATGTTTGGTCTGTGTTTTGTAGTCAAGGTTGTTGGAATGATTTCATGCATGAACATTGGGCAGAGTTTATTGGACTATACCCAAGAACCGAGCCACTTGAAACACCGATAACAGACCCAAAGAAAACAAAACATACGAGTGAGAGTAGGTGGGGCAATCATAGTTGGACAACTACTGAATTTGAAATAGTAGGTGTTGACAATGCTTGACTTATCCTATATGATCCAGGACATGACTACAGACATAAATACAAAAGCATCTGAGTTTAAAATCATTGAAGACTCAAAAGATGAGCCAGATTTAAAATCGGCTCAAGAGTTTGTAGGTGGTTACGTTGAGGGAATTACTTTTCCTAACGGTGATTATCTTATAATCAATGAAGAGGGTAAGTTAATGGGCTTACCTTTAAACCCAGAGGCAACGGCATTATGGAGAGCAACGTTTGACAACGATAACTATGTTACAGGTCGTAAAGACTTTGTTGTTGGACCTGCGATCCTAATAAAAAAAGACGCCCTAAAAATCTGGGCGTCATAACTCTCTGAATGTGTGGGCCCGACTAAAGTGTGGCCCACACACCCCGGGCCAGGGGTCCCAGACCAAATCTAAAAATCCAAACTTTTTTTGACCCTATCCCCCCTTTTTTGTAAAAGGGGTCCCACTACTACAGGTTGTATTGCATAATTTAGACATTCATGTATACTGAAAACTTATTGGTACCATGGACTTGAATAAGGTAAATATAGAAAAATTACCTGCAGATGTTCGTAAGACCTTCAAGCAGATGCAACTTCTGCTTGCTGAAAAAAAGATACAGAATAAAGCAAAGAATGATTTCTTGTCTTTTGTCAAATGTGTATGGCCCGACTTTGTAGAGGGGTCCCACCACAGACACATCGCAGATAAATTTAATAAATTGGCGTCGGGCGAAATAAACCGGTTGATTATCAACATGCCGCCTAGACATACAAAATCTGAATTTGCATCATATTTGCTACCAGCATGGATGGTGGGCCGTGATCCAAAGCTCAAGATCATTCAAGCAACACACACGGCAGAACTCGCAATTAGATTTGGTCGTAAGGCAAAGAACCTAATTGATCGAGAAGATTACAGTAAAATATTTCAAACAAGATTACAGGAAGATAGTAAAGCAGCAGGACGTTGGGAAACCGAACAAGGTGGTGAATACTTCGCCGCTGGTGTTGGTGGTGCGATCACTGGACGTGGTGCAGATTTATTAATTATTGACGACCCACATTCTGAGCAAGATGCACTATCACCCACAGCTTTAGAGTCAGCTTACGAGTGGTATACATCAGGACCACGACAACGTTTACAACCTGGTGGTAAAATTGTTTTAGTTATGACTCGTTGGTCTACAAAAGATCTTACAGGTATGTTGGTCAAGAACCAAAAAGAACCAAAGGCTGATCAGTGGCACGTGGTCGAGTTTCCAGCAATCATGGAACATGGATCACGGAACGCGAAACCTGTATGGCCGGAGTATTGGAAGTTAGATGAATTAGAAAAGGTTCAAGCAACATTGCCCACGGGCAAATGGAATGCACAGTGGATGCAAAACCCGACAGCAGAAGAGGGTGCAATATTAAAACGTGAGTGGTGGATGAAGTATACTGATGATGACATACCACAACTACAACACGTCATACAATCTTACGATACAGCTTTTCTTAAAAAAGAGTCCGCTGACTACTCAGCTATTACTACTTGGGGTATATTCTATCCAAACGAGGACAGCCCAGCCTGTCTAATATTGTTAGATGCAATCAAAGGCAGATATGAGTTTCCAGAACTACGGCGTTTGGCACTAGAACAGTATGAGTATTGGAAACCTGAAACAGTCATTGTCGAGGCCAAAGCCAGTGGTCTGCCATTAACATACGAGCTTAGACAGATGGATATACCAGTGGTAAACTTTAGTCCAAGCAAAGGAAACGACAAGCATGCCCGTGTAAATGCTGTTGCACCTTTGTTCGAATCTGGTATGATATACGCACCTGAGCAGAAATTTGCAGACGACGTTATCGAAGAGTGCGCTGCGTTTCCTTATGGTGATCATGATGACTTGGTTGATAGTACAACACAAGCAATCATGCGATTCAGACAGGGCGGTCTGATCGGACACCCTGAAGATTACATCGACGAAAAGGTCGAGCAACGTAAAAGGAACTATTATTAATGAACCCATTTTTAAGATTTTTAGCTGCAGCCAGATCTCTTGCAAATCAAGGTATGTCTAAAGAAGCTATCGAACAGTTTGCAAAAAATGAATTTGGTAAAATAAACACCATGATGCAAAAACAAATAAATAATATTTTTAAACCAAGTAAACCTGTTGGAAAAAAAGATGAGGTGTTTGACAGCACAGTTGAGAAAATGCAGTTTGATGATCAGGGTAAACCTTTTAATCCAAGAAACCCTACCAAAGATTATTCTAAAAAAGCAGAGGGTGGTATTATGCGTGTTGGTTTAAAAGATGGAGTTTTAAAACGAGGACTCAAAGCAATAACTGGCACAGACACATATAAAACTTTAGAAGACAAAGGTTTTAACACTGCTGTAACTTTAAATTATGCTTTTGATGAAATATTTAATTTACTATCTGGAATACCTGGTTTAGCAGAAGGTGGACGTATTGGATACAAGGACGGACCACAAGATCCTAAAAGAAGAACTTTTATGAAAGCGGCTGCAGGTATCGCGTCACTAATCCCTGGACTAAGCATAATTGGTAAAGGAGCTAAAGTTGCAGCACCTGTTGTTGCAAAAGCAACTGAACTTACAGGACCAGCGTTAGCAAAACTTGTAGAGACAGTTATGTCAGCAGGTAAATTTATATCTTTGAAAGGTAAAAGAGTAAAAGAGATGGTCACTAAAAAGAAATTAGGAAAAGTAGAAGTTGAAGAAGATATTGCAGATGGCAGTTACATAATTAAAAAAGATGGTAAAGAAATTTATTACAAACCTGGAAGAATGGATGAGACTGGCGGCATTGAAGATGACATCATAGAAGTTATTGAAAAAAGAGTTAAAAAAGCAGGTGGCGGTATCGGTTACATGTTAGGGGAATAATGAAGTTCGGTCCTAAGGAAACAAAAGAGCTAAACGAATATTTACGAACTGGTAGAAATAGAACTAGAGAGTTCATGGCAGATCTAACAGACGATCTTGAGCCAGGTTCTTTGAAAGATGAACTACTAAAAGATTTTGATCCATCACAGGAAACTTACGAAGAATACTTACAAAGAAAAAGTTTAGAAAGACCATTTAATATGGCTGATGGTGGACGTATTGGATTTAAAGATAGAGGCTATGTAAAAATGACCCCAGAAGAAAGAGCTGCAGCTTATGCAAAAAGAACCAATGCAGCTAAAATTGCAAAAGAAACTAATTTTAAAAACTTAGTTGATAAAATTTTTGATACGGAAGACTTTGCAAATTTTAAAGCTAAACCAACAGAGTCACAATTAAGATTTGCTAAAAGAGCTGGCAAATTTAGAGCGGGCACGGGAAAAATTCCAGCGCAGTATATTAAAGAATTTAACCAAGCAATTAAGGCAGGAGTTGACTCACCAGAGTTTAAAAATATATTAAGAATAACTGGTAGATCCACAGAAGATATCTTAAAATTAAATGAGTTAAGACCTGGTGGAGCAGTGCCTATAAAAGTTAGAGCTGAGGCTGCTGCAAAATCTTTTCCCGAAGATAGAAAAAAAACAGAACTTGAAAAAAAAGAATCTGCAAAAAAAGTTAAAGTTAAAAGAGCAGGTTTCGAAAAAAAAGCTAAAGATTTTGCCAGTGAAGCAGATTTAAAAGATTTTAATTTAATAGATCGAGGTAAACAAAACATAAATAAATTTTTTAAAAATAATCCTAATGCAATTAATGATACAGCGTTTGGTAGAAATATAAAAAACATGATGTCTATAAGAGTTGGTCAAGATGGTAGTTTTTACTCTAGGCTGATGCCAGATGATTATTATCTTAAAAAAGCAAAAGAAGGAAAACTTTTTGATATCTTTGATATGAAAGCTGTAAAGAGTGGATCTAAATTTGTTAGGGTTCCTTACAACATAAATCTTACGCCGGGTCAATTTAATTCAGCTTTTATCGAAGGACAAGTTAATAAACTTTTTACAAAAGGTGTAAATGCAGACGCTGTTAAAAATTTAAATAATTTTTTAATAGATAAAAATATTAGAGTAGAACTACCTAACGTTGGATATATGGGTGCAAAACCAGATGTTGCTGCAACAGCCGGAACAAAAGAGGGAACCAGAACTTTTCCAAGAATTGTTGAGACTCTTAAAAAAATGGAAGCACCTACAAATATTTTAAGAAATTTTATAGATATTGCACCCCTACCAGGGCCGTTTAAAGTTTTAAAAAAATTTGCAGAGGGTGGTTTATCAGGTGGTGTAAAGTCAGGCCCACCACCAGAAAGAGGACCTAACCCACAAGGGTTGCTATCATTAATGAAACGTGCTAGAAACTATTAGGAGTATTAAATGGCAGAAATAGACAAAGGACTCCCGAACACTAGAACTAAGATTGATGTCCCTTCTGATGAAGAGATAGCAGAACAAGTAGATGTTCAGGAACAAGAACCCGAAAAAGGACCGATAGAAGTTATACCCGAAGAGGACGGTGGTGTAACGTTAGACTTTGAACCAGGATCGATTAACGTACCTGGCACAGAATCACACTTTGATAATCTAGCAGATATCTTACCAGATGATGTTTTAGAGCCAATAGGTTCTGAGATGACACAAAACTATATGGATTACAAAGCGTCTAGAAAAGATTGGGAACAATCTTACATTACAGGACTAGACTTACTTGGTTTTAAATATGAAAATAGAACAGAACCATTTCAGGGAGCTTCAGGTGCAACACACCCAGTGTTAGCAGAAGCAGTCACACAGTTTCAAGCACAAGCCTACAAAGAATTATTACCAGCAGATGGACCCGTAAGAACACAGGTCATAGGTGTTAAGAGTCCACAGACAGAACAACAAGCGAATCGTGTTAAAGATTTTATGAACTATCTTATTATGGATCAGATGAAAGAATATGAATCTGAGTTTGATTCCATGTTGTTTCATCTACCACTTGCAGGTTCTACATTTAAAAAAGTTTACTATGATGTGCCAATGGGTAGAGCAGTTTCAAAATTTATACCAGCAGATGAATTAGTTGTGCCATACACAGCAACAAGTATTGAAGATGCAGAAGCTGTAATTCATGTAATTAAAATATCAGAAAACGAATTAAGAAAACAACAGGTCAATGGTTTCTACAGAGATGTAGAATTAGGACCACCAGGTCACGTAGAAAAAAATGATCTTGATAAAAAAGAAAAAGAATTAGATGGAACAAAGAAAACAGGTAAACAAGAACCTGTGTATACTTTATTAGAGTGTCATGTAAATCTAGACTTAGAAGGTTTTGAAGATTCAAATTCTG